CCCATTATCTGAGCAGCAACTCCCAGAAGCCCGTCAAATGCCTGTTTAAAACCGGCCGTATTATTTGTAAGAGGCGTCAGCAGGGCGTTTAAAAGATCCCGCCCAAGCTTGACAAACACTTCTGTCAAACCCATGAAGGAGTTGGAAAAAAAGCCGATCAGATTTGCAGTAAATGTCTGCCCGTTTTCATCTGCAAAGACACTGAATACTTCTGCGAAAGCTGCGGAAAAATTTGCCACAATATCTGCTATGTCCCCGGTTATATCAAACATGTCTATGATATATTGCTTGATCCGTTCCTGAGCTTCTTCCAGATACTTTGCAGTGCCACCGACCAGGTTTGCTGCCAGCGTAATACCAACTGAAGCAACAGCCCCTGCAATCACGCCTAAATCATAGACCATTTTATTTCCCCAGGTACTTGCTGCAGCCTGGACTCGCGGATCTGAAAAAATATCAGACAGGCTTTCCTTAATACTCTGAAGCCCTTTCTGGATCGTAGCGAACCGGGAAGTAGTATCTCCTAATCCCACCTTAAATCCTTTGGTGAATAGACTAGACAGATCACTCCATTTCTTTTTTAATGCATCCAGGGCTTTTGACAGTGAGCTGGATACTGCCACCATTTCAAACATCTGGGATGGATCCGTTCCGGAACCGCCGCCTCCGCTACCTGCATTATTTTGACTTAAGACATTTAATTTATCAAAAGCTGCCAGACTATTCTTTGCATCTTTTGCTGCGCTTCCTGTCTTTTTAAGACTTTTTGCATAATCTTCCTGGGTCTTCTTAGCCTTCACAAAGGTGGATTTCCCAGTTAATGCCGCTACCAGTTGCCCGATCCAGGCCAGTGCCTGGGCTATCGCATCAATCAATGCAGTGATTGCCGGTACCGCAACACTTAAAATGGGAGCAAAACCGGCTGCCAGGCTGTTCTTTAAATACAATAAAGAAGAGGACAGACCGGATAATGTCTGGTTTGCGCTTCCGGAATATCTTGCAAGGTTTTGAAAGCCTTCCTTTGTCGCGCTCATCACTGCCATTACCGCCTGCATGACAAAACGCATCATCATCATACGGCTGATCCGGCCTAAGAGCTGCATCCCTTTCCCTGAGTTCTTCGCCGCTTTACCAGCGCCATTTACAGAGTCCCTTAATTTATCCGCGGATGCTTTTGCTTTCTTCTGTCCGGCATCTGCACTTAAAAGGGATTTTTTGTATTCATTCTCTGCCTGGAGCACCTGTTGTAGCTGCACATAAGTCTGGTCATAATCTGCATCTCCAAGTGATATTCCCTGCTGCTCCATTCCCAAAAGCTTACTTCTAAGTGCTTCTTTCTGTCCCTCAAAGGAATTGGGATCAAACTGGACCGGAATTTTAACAGGAGTGGTAAGGTTCTTTTTATAAGTACTCAGATCGGACTGTGCCTGGTTTAAAGCCTTATAGGTGCTGTCATACAAGGCATCACCAAAGCTTTTTCCCTGGCTTTCCAGATCTTTAAGTTCCTGCTTTAAACGATCAATCTTCCCCTGCAGGGAGTCCGCTGGAAAAATAACTGCATCCGGTGTTGGATTTGTCAGTTCCTGCTTGTAATCTTTAAGAGCCTGCTTGACCTTTTCCAGTTTTAAATATGCCTCATCATATTTTTCATCACCAAAATACATTCCCTGACTTTCCAGGTCTTTGAGTTCCTTCTTTAATTCGCTAATCTTCTGTGCAAATTCATTGGTTGCCTTTTCCGCTTTCTCTTCTCCGGCTGCATACTTATCAATAAATTCTATTGCTGCAGGATCATAACCATATGCCGAAGGATCGTCTACCTTTACCCGTCTGGCGGGTGTCGGCTCCTGTTCCTGGTATTCCCCACGATCTACTTTGATGGCATCCATCTGTTCCTGCAGGCTTTTGGTCTGTCTTTCTGCCTGTTTAGCTGACTCTGTTACCTGATCAATCCCTTCAGCTGCCTTGGAAGACTGGGCTGCTGCTGTTTCTGCCGCCTGGCCCACATTATTAAACACATTTGAAATATTGTCAGAAAGCCTGTCAACTGCTTTAGTGAGTCTGTCAAAAGCTTTTTCCAGTGTTCCGGTTCCTTTTTCCAGTCCAGAGGTATCAATTTTTGTATCAAATTTCAGACTGCCATCAGCTGCCATATCCTCACCTCTTTTCCAGGCATCAAAATAAGACGCTGTCACGCGCCTCAGCCTAATAACTTATTCCAATAGTCAATTTCTTCCTGTTCTTCTTTCGTATACCGTTTCTTAAGGTCACAGATCTTTTTATTGTTTCTACGAAATTCTCTTTCCCATTTTTCCAGGTGCTTACCTTTTGCCATTTTCTGCCGGATCCCCAGTACGGTGGAAAAGATACCTTCCCGGATTTCCATGAAATATCCCACAAAGGTCCACCAGTGAATATATGGGACGGATCTTACTTCGCATCCGGCCACCTGGTTGATAGCCGGAAACAGGATCGGCTCATCCTGCTCCCAGTCCATCACCTTGACCGGCATTATATCCTCTTCATCTTCCTGGCCACAGTCCAGGAACCAGAGCGCCTTTTTAGCTGCCTCTTCATAAAGTTCCTTTGGCATATCTGTCCAGCCTTCATACAGGATCTTACACATAACCACGTGAGCTTCTTCTACCGTAAGCTCTGGATCATTAAACGCCTGCATGATCACCAGGATATCCCTGTAGTCCGTTCTGATCTTCCATTCCTTTTTGCCTACCTTAAGAGTGACAGGAAGCTGGCCTAACCGGATCATTTTGTATAGCCGGCCGTATACTTCTGGATCCGCTTATTGCTTGCCTCTACTCCGGCTTTCATGTTTTTCTTGATGATCGGCATCAGACCGTTCATAACGGACTCAAACAGGAGCTTTCCGCCTTTTACTGGTGAAAATGGAGACTGACCATTAAACAGCGTGTCATAAACGTCTGCGTTAAAAATAGCATTAAAACAGTCTTTTACGCCCTGCTCTGCTTTCTTCCACTCAATACTTGCATTTTCATCTGTTGGATCTACGGTACCGTCCTCCAAAAGCTTGACGTTGCCCTGAAGCTCATCTTTCACATGCCCCAGCTTCTCCATTTCATCCATGCAGCGCTGCCACATATTCAGATCAGAAGGATTAATCCGGATCACACGGTCCGGATCATCATTTATCATGTACTCCTTATAACCTTCATCAAATTTAAGGCTTTCCATATATAGTCTCCTTATTCACTGTCAGGTGTAAACGTCTTTGTTTCTAAGGCAAAAGTTCCCTTTACTCTGTTGCCTGTATGATGTACATTAAACGGGATCTGATAACCGGTGGTATCTCCGCCATAGCTTGACACTTCAATAATCACATCTTCGCGATAAGCCACATAAGAGCCTGCTGCTCCAGATGCCGACTCCCAAAGGTGTACTTCAACAACGGTAGTTTTTAAGTCATCTAGGGTCTGACGTTCATCAATGATCCCCTGAAGCCGTTCAAACATAGGATCACCCACAACCGCATAAAACGGATCTGCCGTAGCCTGTGGCTGGTAGCTGTCCAATGTAACGGATGTTTCACCCAGAATATTGTTCTTGGTATCCACATTGGCATTCATTTCTACGTTGTATTCTTCCAGGTCTTTTCCTAAACGGACATAAGCTGTTTCCTTTGTGCCCGGAAGAGCAGAGTCAATAAAGTTACCCATGAATTTTCTTTTGATCTTCTGTCCTGCAATAGGTGCTTTATCTGCCATTTATTCTTCCTCACTTTCTACTTTGTACTGGGCATAGATCTGCAGCTGATACATAACGCCCTGATCAACGGTATCTCCCATCAGGCCCATGCTCATGGCATTGGCTGTGGTTGCCTTTAAAAATGTGGCCTCTTTCACTTCATCACCCACATTTACTTCTATTCCACTCTCTTCTGGAAGCTGCTCTAGCCAATAGGCCAGTTCCAAAAGGAAATTGCTGTTTGCCAGCCGGTTGTAATCTGTAAAGGACTGTCCCACTGCATACATAACAAAGTTATGCCTGCGGATCTGATTACCCAGGATATCTTCTTTCACCAGGCTGTCACCATTGCTGGACAGGCCGTAATTAACCGGATCCGGTTCTGTAAAATCAATGTGAATATCATCACCGGTCAGAAACTCGGATATCTTGGGATATTCCGTTAGTTTCTGACGCATATATTCAATGATCGTCATATCCTGCCTCCTCTGCTAAGCACTGCCTGCGCCGCCTGAAGGATATCATCCTTATGATCTGCTTTCATACGTTCAAACCATTTCTTTCCGCGCATAGGAGCACCAGCATAAGTCAGCTCTTTTCCTGTTGGTACCTTGATCTCATTTTTCTTCGCCCAGGCACTTCCAGTTGTTGGTGACACATAAAGGATGCCTTCATACAGGTAATGAGCAAACGGACCGGGAGTATCAATCTGGCCTGAACCGATTGTAGTGGCAGCCACCATCAGGTGTTTCAGCTCGCCGGCCTGACGCCTTGGCATATAATCACTCATATAGCGCATACATTCACTGTCGATTGCTGCTTGCACAGGTCCATTTTCAGCAACTTTATGTCTACGCCGCATTTCTGCCGTAGAAAGCATTTTTATAACTATTTTCATGGTTACACCTCCTACTTACAGGACAGCTCATAATGCTGGACCGCTTCACTACCATACAACCGTTCATCCACAGTTGTAACTGTTACATATCCATGGCTTGCTTTCAACGCTGCCAGTGACTTTGACATGGTTTCCTGACTGCTGCAGTCTATTTCGTCTTCAACGATACCTTTTACAGCCAGATCCTTTCCCTGGGTAAACGTAAGTGGATTGCAAAGACTTTCCAGCGGGATTACCAGAAGAACTGACGCTGCATCACGCTGGCCTGTTTTTAGAAAAGTAGACTGCCTCACATCTTCCCAATAAACATCTTCAACCGGTATCCGGATGTATCGCATATCCTTGCCGCATTTGTGGTATAAATACAAGGTTACATCTGCATTAGTAAACATCAGCACACCCCCTGATAGCATAAACCGGTATTTTCCAGCCATTTCTTAACGATCTGGTTTTGCTTCCTTATGGCAGCTTCTGTTAATTCCTGCGAAGATCCATAGGAAGCCGAATAAGTTCCGATCTTTTCAGAAGTCTTTCCGGATGCATTTTTTTCCGTCTTTTCCTGCCGACAGATAACCTCTGCCAGTTCACAGCAGCATAATTTTGCTTCTTCCGGAACATCTTCCATAATCGTCAGCCGTCCGAATGTATACTGATCCATGATCTGGCTTGCCTGTCTGGCATAAAAAGGAAAACCGGAGCTGATGGCCGCTTTCCTTCCAAGAAGATATTCATTTTTATAAAACTCTTCATCTGCATAAACCATCAGCTTTTTTCCTTTCTTTTATCACGCATTTTTGATAAGGGTTACATCCTTCGTTACTGCAGATGCAACCACCGTTACGGTCTCAGTGATCTGACTGTATCCGGTCTTTTTGATCTTTGCCGGATATGTACCAGGTCGCAGGTTAAATACTGCTTCGCCTGACGCATTGGTCTTTAATCTGGATCCATTTACATCTACAATAGCACCTTCAATTGCTTCCGGACTTCCTGCGTTATCCTTTACAGTAAAGGTTACAGTCTGAGTAGTTACCGGTGTTGCCGGTTCCAGATAAGCAAACGGGCAGCCTACACGGTCCTCATCCATTCTGGTTGCCGGATTTGGAAGAGCCCAACCCATACGAAATACAATACGCAGAGCTACCATATCCTGCTGAGCCAGGTTATAAACGATATCCTTAGTGATCGGATCCTGGATAACTCCCTGGTCAAGGATCTTTACAGTAACGTCCTGACGAATTGCATATACCGCCTGCTTAAAATCACCTACGATTAGTTGAGCAATGCTGTTATCATAAGCACCGTTCTGCGGGAAATACATAGGCGCACCGTCCAGTGCGTAATTAGTGGATCCCTGCATGTCGCTCTTAAAAATCGGTGTTCCGTCCGTTGCCTTGATGCCTCTTAACTTTGCTCTCATACCCATGGCTGCCAGAGCGCCAGTTGCCATGTAACCATCCTCTTCAACTTTGGAGATCACGCCATTCTCTCCCAGAAGCAGGTTGTAATAATCCGGAGTAGATCCAGGTGCTACGTTGTTGCCTGCCTGACGTGCCAGGGTGATGATATCGTTCTGCCATACTCTCGGGCGATTTACACCGAAGATGATCGCAGAGTCTACTCTCTGGCCGATTGCTTCATTTACTCTTGGAGTGATCTCACCAAAAATATCAAACTCCGCATCATCTAATACTGCCTCTGGGATCGGCACGATAACAGCCAGCTCAGCTGCATCCAGATATACGTTATCCCAAGCCTGGCGGCTGGTCTGTTTCATACCAGTGTCACCATCCACCCAGTACGCAGTTGGGAGGAAATCCAATACACGGATCCTGGTCTGGTCACTGGTCATGTTTGGCAGCTTTCGTGCCATGCTCATAAATACGGACTGCTTCGGTGCGTCCTGAAAAATGGTAGATACTACCTGTTCGCGGATGATTGCCTCCGCATCAGATCTGCTTGTAATATGTACTGGCATAAATCAATTACCTCCTTATTCTCTTCCAAAAATACTTCTTAAGGCTTCATTTGCCCTTGTCTTTGTGTCCTCAGTTCCTTTACCGCCCGATCCAGGAGTATAAGAAACCACTTTGGGTATCTGTGTGTCCTGAAACAAATAGGCATTGTCTTTCTTGACTGCCTCCAGAGCAGTTTTAATATCCGCTTCCTGGTTCTTGCTGGCTTTCAGCTTCTCTACATCCATGAATGGCATTACCGCTTTCAGATCACGGGGCTTGTACCCTTCTGCAGTAGTCTTTAAAAGATCATTAAAGTCACGATCCGCAATCTGCTTCTGGTACTCCGCATCCTTGGCTGCCAGATCTGCGGTCAGCTTGATGACTTTTCCCTGCAAGTCCTGAACATTGACGCCCTCAAAGCTTTTCAGGGTTGTCTGGGCTGTATCCAACTGAGTCTTATAGTTATCTCTTTCTGTCTTTATGGCTTCAATATCCCTGCCATTCTCAGCCATAATGTTGTCCACCTGTTCCTTTGACAGGCCCATGTCCTCTAAAAATTTTCTCTTCATTTTCTTCCTTTCCCACTACGCTTTTTACGGGGTTGCTTCCCTTGTGCTGGTAGTTTTACGTCATTCCGGACAATTTTCTGCATAAAAATAACACGCATCTCTGCGTGCCTACTGCTCGATCTTATTACATTTGGTACACCGTCTTACATAACCGCCATAAGGACCGGAAGCCCGGCTCCAGTGCTTGCGGTAGTGATGGCAACATTCTTTTTTCTTGAAAAACCTCTGCCAGATCCATGATATAAGTCCCGTAAGATCACCTTCTTTCATTTGCGACGTCGCAATTATTCTTCATAAATCACGTCTAACCCATAAGCTATTGCGGCATCGTGTTCAATCCGACACCCTCTAGCCTTTTCCCAACCCTTGCAGAAATAAGCTGCATGGCAAAGGGACATATTTTCCAGACTTTTAGCAAGGAAACAAAGAGGTATCTGTACCACTCCACGTTCTTTCATCTTTTCATTGCTATACCATTCATCAGTAAACAGGGTGTTTACAATTTCATAACCTTTAGCTTCCAGTATCTTAATCGCCTGTTCCCTGGTTGCAATAATCTCTTCATCTGTTTTTCCAGCCATGGGCTGACTAAGCATTGCTTTCTTCATCTTCTTATCCTCTCTTTCTTAAAAATGGGCACAAAAATACCACCGGCCTACTGACTGGTGGTATTTTTTAACTTATTTCTGATTTTTTCTTTATAATCCTCAATTCCATTGTACTCATCCCAATTATATGGCGGAAATGGTGTGACAAAAGTCTCTTTCCACTTTGCCCGAAGATTTTTCATTTCATCATCCGTTTTTAAGTACTGAATTAAGTCCATCTGAAACATCCTTCATAATGTTTTAACAAATGGTATCAATAATTATGCCATTTGCATTTCTTACAAATTGTTTCCCAATCGTCTTTTTTCTTAAATCGATCAGGAAGCTTATCTGCTTTTAAACGCCCATCAACTGCATCTACATTTTCGATACAATCAATATCCTCAATCATTTCATCCACAAGAGGACATTTTACGAATCTATCATCTTCCATGTCTCACTATCTCCAATGCTTTCAAAATGTTGTCAGAATACTCTTCCCGCTTAAATGCAGTACGGATAAATGCATCCGATGTTCTTACGTATGCAGCTCCATCTTCACTGTAGTACCGCTCGAACTGCCCCTTCCAGACGGTCTCTGAAAATGATGCCCGGCGGATAAAACCTTTTGCTTCGTCAAAAGTTACTTCATGCTGCCGTTCATCGTTAATGTGTTCGCTGTCAAAGCCGAGTTTTTCAAAATCCACTTTGCTCGGTTCAAGATTAATCTTTCCTCGGAAACCCAATTCCTTTAACTCTGATTTTATTATAGCAATTCTCTTCCGTTTTTCAATAGCTTCCAGTTCTTCCTTGGTCGGATTAGCCTCGCCAACCTTCAACCGCTCCCTCTGCTGCCGCAGGCCCATAGCCTTTGAAAATTCCACATAGGTCTTTTCTGTTAATCGCTTCCTGCATCTGGCAGCAGTCAGGTCATCTTTATCAGCTCTGGCCTTTTCCAGGAGCTTAATGTCCTGTTTCTGCTTCCGGATCGTGCGTTCCAGCTTCCGCTGATACTGCAGCGCCGCATATGTATCATACTCTTTACCATGAAAGGACTTCTTTTCATTCTCTTTCCTGTTCTGCTCCACAAGCCACTCATCTGTGTATTTACGTTTTGAAATACCAGGAATAAAAGGAAAACGGATGTGGTAGCAGTTGATCCCAGCAAATCCCAGCATCTCTCCCAAACCACAGACAGTACGCATTTCAGCAGAGCTATATACTTTGCCCTGCCAGCTTTGGTGGTTCATGTATCCTGTTCCCATATTACGGGCTCCTAAATGCCATTCTACTTCCCAGTAGTCCGTTCCCAGCTCCTTTGCATTATGCTCATTCACCTTATCGGTCATCTGCGCAATGCCGGTCATAACAGCCCTCCTGGCAGCCACCTCAATGCGGTCTGACTTTCCTGACGCATAATCAACCACCCGAACGCCACTGGATGTCATTTCATCGATCACATCACCGATTGCCTGGCTGTATGTCTTAGCGCCAGTAGTGATCTTCATCACGGCTTCATCTAAGCTGCGTTCCAGATACTCAGACATAGGAGTAAATACTTTTTTCCCGTTTCCCATTGGCACATTAAAACCGGTTGTCTTTGTGATATTCTCCATGAGTCTAAGACTATCCGTTGTCTGATCCTTTACTGCCTGCACCACCTGTTTCAGCCAGTCATTATCCTCATACGGGATCGCATCCATGCCTGCAGCTTTGTAGATCTCACTATTTCTCACATAATCAGATCTTGCTGCAGTTTCATAGATCTCATCAATATCGATCCCTGCAGTTTTTACACCTTCCCGCAGGATCTCTTTGATCCGCTTCTTACTCATGCCTATGGCAGTCATACGATTAAGCAGCCAATCTGTCACCGGCGTGATCTGGGAGCATTCCCAGATCCGGTTTACGACCTCTAACATGATATCCATTTCCAATGCTGTCATGGTACGTTCTAATGGCTTCGGCAACTTTTCAAGTTCTTCCGGCGTCAATCAGATCACTCCTCTACGTTTGCTGGTTCAGGAAGGTTCTTCTGGGCTTCTTCCAGTGTCTCTCCATACCACTTGCTTCTGTACTCTGCCAAACTCATTACCCCCATGGCAACATCCGCCCGGTCCGTCTGCCGTTCCGCCTCTGCATCCACCACAATGCTGTCATCCCAGTCAAAGGAAACCTGATAGTCATTGCCCGGTGGTACCAGGCCATACAAGGAAGCCCAGAAGTTCATGGCATATACCAGATCTTCCAGAGCAGTCTGTAAAGCAAGCTGTGTATCTGACACAAAGGTATAGGAGCGCTGCTTGCTGGTCTTGATCTCCGTTGCTGTCTTATCTACATTCTGAGGATCTGAAAGCGTTCCATAAGCCAGACAGCAGGCAAATTCTATCAACTTCAACTGATTATTAAATCCATTGAATAATGCTGTATCCCGGATCTCCGGAGAAAATGTATCCATGAAAGGCTTGTCTGTTGCTCCAGTGTTATACTCCACGTTGCGGTATAACCTGTCCTGGCCGCCGGGGTACTCAAACTTATCCAGGTCACGGTTATACTTAAGCATTGAAGTTGCCACATGCACTGCCAACTGCGTGCCCTCATACTCCCAGCAGATATTGGAATAACGCCTGTCTCCCTCTTTGATCAGCTCCACCGCTCTGGAATATACGGATACTCCCAATGGGCTTCCCGTATCATCCGCATTTGCAAGTGGTACCTTAAAATACCCAAACAGAAGCCGATCGGCACCCTCCAGCACTGCTTCCGGCATTAATTCTGACCACCTATCCACTGCATTTACACCGATCTCGCTTCCAAGGCTGTAGACATTGGTTGCAACAAAGGCCCTGTTTGTGATCCGGATCTGTTCTCCCTGCAGCGTATGGACTTCCAATCTGGTATAGATCTTCTGTCCTTTCCGGAACTGCTCCGTAAACACACACTGTTGGATCTGGCCGGAGTCGTCAAAAGCAAGAGGGAAGAAACAGTCTGCCTGTACATACTGAATTGCAAGACCTGTTTTTGTAACATACGGCTTTAATATCAAGCCACCTTTAGCACAGCCGTACTCCACATATCTACGGATACTTTTCAACACTTTTTTCTGATACTGCTCATTCAGATAAGTGGCGGAAGAACCTCCTGTTATCTCCGACTTCATTTCCAGGGTAACAAGTCTTGCAACCTCAGAGGCAATAGCCGCCGGCAGCTGCGCACTTTTCACTTTTTTCCGGTCCACCCATGGGGCATTATCTTCATACATAGCCGTCCATAGCTCTATCCTCCGGGCCATTTCAGAAGTCATGCAGACATCAACCTGTGTATCCGAGTCCTGATTTAAAACCTGCGTGATCGCAGCCAGCATTTTAGAAAATTTCATTGTTATCACCTCTATTCATACCGGATAAACCGGCTGATGTCCCGCTCAAATGTGTACTCAAAAGCATCCAGCGTATCAATATCACTGGTACCGTCATCCAGTCGCACATCTTCCACAAGACTTTTCTTCTCGTCCCACAACGCCGTTGTCAGGGCATCTTCCAGGCTTTGACACTGGTCTTTTACATAGAAAAAGCGGTGCTGACCAAGCATCCGCTGCATAAAACGTATTCTGTCATTGATCGTTGTCTTCAAAGCATTCTCGATCCGGATCCAGCCAAGCCCCGCCTTCCTGACCGCTGTCCTCATACCTGCGATCAGCGTCTGCTCTGCACTATCACAATAGACAACGGTAATAAATCCATACAGGTTGATGATCTTCAAGCAAAAGTCTACAAACAATTCTCCCAACTTATCCGGATCAATACTGCCATTTACGCTCATATGGCGCTCACTGGCAAGTGCCGTAATACTTTGATAAGCCCTAGAATATGCAGTAGCAACAAATGCATGTCCTGATCCTGAACCACCAAAGTCAACACCAATATTGATCTGTAAAAGGCTTTTAGGCTTCTCATAGATTGCATATGGGTTAATGCCTCCACTGGATGTCGCATCACACATCAACTTATACACAGAACCTTCCGCAGCTACCCACAGGCCACGGATGTACCGGTCATACAAGACCGTTCCTTTATATTCCTTGCAAAGCTCATCTACAAATACCCGGCTTAAAAATGGATTATCAAAAATCTCATACTTCTGGCAGTAAATGTCCGCATCAGAGTCCAGGAACTTTTTAAACCAGTGCTGTGGGGCATCCGGGTTACAGGCTCCGTCAAAGCAGGAATAAGGCTTATCCAGACGGGATTTAAGCATGTTAAAGACATCCTGGTTCCAGTCTACAACCTCATCACCGTAACAATATTTTAATGAAGAGCCTCGGATTTTAGATACCTGGCTGACTTTCTCAGCGCCCAGGCAGTAAACATCTTCCCCAAACATGGGGCAGATGTTCTGGGAATTGATATCACCTACCAGCTTGGTTCCCCAGATACGCTGTAATGGTTCAATGATGTTTCGCTGGATCGTGCCTTTAGAAACGCCCAGGATCGCCACCAGCCCTTCTTTTTCGGCTCTGGCACGGATTCTCTTAGGGATCACATAATAGTCCATATAGGTCTTTCCGGAACGTGTCGCACCAACCTTAATATTCCATCGGTGGTTTGCATTTCGGAAAAACTCCTGCTGTTTATCAGAAAATGGCATACTACACAACCCCTTTTATCTCGCTAAGAACCTGGTCCAGACGGCTCAGCTCCTCTTCATTGTCGGTACCCTTAAGTTTGTCCGTCTGGGCCTTGATCTGAGCTATGCGGGCCTTCTGCTCATCACTGGCAAGATCCCAGCGCTTATGCAGCAACTCGTCATACTGCTTAATGAGACTGCGAAGCTCCGACTGTGCCCTGGCCTGAGCCTGTAGGAATTTCCCCTGCTTGTCCCAAGCCTGCTGCACCTCCCAGCGCTCTCCGATCACGTTGCCGTCCTTCTCCTCGATTTTCTCGATTGTTTTATCATCCCGGTCACGCACATACATAATCTGCTGCGCCCGGATAATGGCAGCGTAAGCAATCTGGATCTGATCCCAGAGGACATCCAGCGGGTCCGTCGGCATCTCCTGGATAATAGAAACGGTCTCCTCAGGCAGATATTTGCTGAAGAAACCGAATTTTTCTGCATTTTTATTTTGTTCCGGAGCGCCTCCGTTGTTTCCAACGGCGTTCTGATTTTTGGGCTGGGCTCCGCGCTTACGCTTTCGCGAACGCTCGTTTTTCTTATCCGAACGTTCGTTATCCCATTTATGTGTACACTTCCAACGGCGGACCGTTCCTTCCGGCAGATTTAGTTGACTTGCAATCTCAACCAATTTCTCCCCTTCCAGATACATGGCCTTCGCCTGCTCAATTCGTGGATCCGGCGCTCTAGCCATGTCCGATCACCTCGATTCGTGTTGTTTTGAGTATAAAAAATAGGCTTCGCCTATTCAACTCCCCTGCCCCTCAATCTTGAGGGGTTAGGGGTTTCTTTTTTCTAAAATCTATCT